TCGGCGCCGGCGTCGCCGCCAACGTGTTCCGGTTTCGCGACAAGACCGTCCAGGTGTCCGGGCCGTTCGTCGGGTCGCTGCAGCTGGAAGGCAGCATCGACGGTGACACGTTCGACGTGATCGGCGCGCCGCTGACCGGGCCCGGGTTCGTCCTCGTGCCGCTGACCGTGGCGTTCCTTCGGGTGCACGTCACCGAGCTCACGTCCGGCGCGCCCACGGCGGTGTTCGCCGGCTTCGACTTCCGAGCGCTGTAGATGGACGACGAGACCGCCACCCCCGAAGCGGGCGCCGAGCCAGGCACCGGACCGGGCGTCGACGTCGAGCACGCGGTGCGCGAGCTCGGCGACCGGATCGCGCTGATCAAGGCGCACGTCCTGGGCGGCGACCGGGTGGCGGACTCGAACGCGATCCCGTGGACCGACATCGACCAGCGCGAACAGGTGTTCGCCGGCATGGGCGTCGTCGCGCCGCCGTACGACCCCGAGACGCTCGCCATCCTGTTCGAGAACTCGAGCTCGCTCCGGCAGAACGTCGACGCCTACGTCACCAACATCGACGCGTTCGGCCACCGGTTCGAGGCGGTCATCGACCTCGACGCGAGCGACGCCGATCATCGGATCGCCAACGCGCTGTTCCTCGAGCGCCAGCGCGCGGCCGCCGCCGGCGGCGACGACCCGAAGACGCAGCCGCAGCTACCGACACCCGAGGAGGTCGCGGCGAAGAAGGCCGAGGTCGCCACGCACATGCGGATCGAGCGCTCGCGGCTCGAGACGTTCTTTGGGTTCGCCTGTGTGGATCTGTCGTTCGTGACCCTGCGCCGGCGCACGCGCCAGGACATCGAGGTGGTTGGGAACGGCTACTGGGAGGTGTTGCGCGATGGCGGCGGCGAGCTCGCGCAGATCGTCTACCTGCCGGGCTTCACGATGCGGCTCCTGCCGCTCGACCTCGAGCTCGTCGAGGTGGAGATGAACGTGAAGGTCTCCGAGCTGTCGTTCGACGCGCTGAAGGTGCGGCGGCGGTTCCGGCGCTACGTCCAGGTGTTCGAACAGCAGGTCGTCTACTTCAAGGAGTTCGGCGATCCGCGGGTTGTGTCGAAGAAGTCCGGCCGCGTGTATCGCTCCGTCGACGAGCTCGTCGCGGAGGACGCCGACGATGGACCGGCGACGGAGATCTTGCACTTCAAGCTCCACAACCCGCGTTCGGCGTACGGCACGCCGCGGTGGATTGGCAACCTCTTGGCCGTGCTCGGATCAAGGCAGGCCGAGGAGGTTAACTTCATGTATTTTGAGAATAAAAGTGTACCTCCGCTCGCGTTGCTGGTCTCTGGAGGTCGGCTGTCTGCGCAGTCGATTCCGCGGATCGAGAGCTACATTGAGCATCACATCAAAGGGAAGAGGAACTGGCATCGAATCTTGATCCTCGAAGCTGAGTCGCCAAGCGGCAGCAACCTTGAGCACACGGGGCGGATGAAGATCGAGCTGAAGCCGCTGACGAATGCGCAGCAGTCCGACGCGCAGTTCATGAACTACGACGAGCGCAACGCGGACAAGGTCGGACAGTCATTCCGGCTGCCGCGCTTGCTGCGCGGCGATATCCGGGACTTCAACAGGTCCTGCTACTCGGCCGATACCGAGACGCTGACCGAACAGGGCTGGAAGTTGCACCACCAGATCGGGCCTGACGAGCGCATCGCAGTGTACGACGCCGAGCGCGACGAGCTCCGATTCGAGGTCCCGGTGAGCAAGCATGTCTCGTTCGTGCGCGAAGAGCTCTTTCGCTTCGTCGGTAGACACACCGACGTGCTCGTGACAAGCGACCACAAGATGCTGGTTCGCTGCCCTGAACGGGCATGGACAGTAGAGCCGGCCTCCGAGGTCGCCGGCCGCGGCCAGTTCGAGTTCCTGTGCGTCCCAGGGACCGATGCGGCCGGCGAGGAGTTCGCCGAGTTCACCCTTCCGAAGGTCTGCCGCATCGAGCGTGGCCATCGCCACGAGCCGATCCCCGGCGACCTCTGGATCGAGTTTCTTGGCTACTTCATCTCCGACGGCGGGCTGCTCGAGACCGACCACCCGACCGCACCGTACTTGGTATTTGTCCGGCAGAAGAAGGAGCCGTATCGGACTCGGATGGAGAACTGCCTCAAACGCATTGGCTGGAAGTTCTCCACGCAGGTGAAGGTGTGCGGCACGCACGTGTTCTGTATCTCGAACCGGTGCTTGCGCGATTGGCTTGCGACCCACTGCGGCGGTCGAAGCGCGGGGCGTCACTTGCCGTGGGCGTATGTGACCGGGCTTCCCGTCCGCCAGTTGCGAATCTTGTTCCGCGCCATGATGGACGGCGACGGGACGCGATCGCGGAGCCTGCGTGTGGGCACATATCACAGCGCGTCGGTCGTGCTCGCCGATCAAGCGCAGACGATCTGCCTGCGGATCGGTCTCCGGGCTTTTCGATGGTGGCAGCCGAAAGCTGGCGTCTTTCGCGTGCAGTATTCCGAGCGCTGGACAACCCAGATGTCGAGCGCACGGCACGTCGAGGTCGTGCCATACGAAGGCGAGGTCTACTGCTTCTTCTGTCCCGGTGCCGGGTTCTTCGTCACCCGCCGGAACGGGAAGATCGCCCTCCAAGGCAACACCTCCGACTCCGCGTTGATGTTCGCCGAGATGCAGGTGTTTCAGCCCGAGCGCGAAGAGTTCGACTTCGTCATCAATCGCAAGCTGCTCTCTGACATGGGCATTCGGTTCTGGCGATTCCACTCGAACTCTCCGGTCACTCGAGACCCAGCGGCCATGGCGGAGATCATCCGCAGCCTGACGAACGCCGGCATCCTGACGCCGGAGGAAGGCCGCCTGCTCGCCGGCGACGTGTTCAATCGCGAGTTCAAGAAGATCAACGCGCCCTGGGTCAAGCAGCCGGTGTCGCTGACCTTGGCCGGCATCCCGCCGACACCAGAGCCCGAGAGCACCCTGGTCGGGCCCGACGTCCAGAAGGACGACGCGACCACGCGCGACCTCGCGGCCGCGGGCGGGCTCAGGCCGGCCCAGGGCCTGCCGGGCGGACGCCGGCGTCCCGGCCAAGAAGACCTGGTCAGCGAGGCCACGCGGCTCATCGCGATCCGAAACGCCTTGCGCGACGCCGAGCGGCGCGAGGCCGAGCGTGAATTCGACGACGCATCGAGGACGGAGCTCGAACGCGAAGTCGTGAAGGTGCCAGCCCACGAGCTGGCCAGCTGGTTCGAACCGGAAAGCACATCCCCATCCCCATGAGAGACCGTCCCCATCATCTACGACCTCGCCTCGACACCGTCCGGGTCGCCCTCGTGTACCGCGACTTCACCGGCACCGGCGTCTCGCACGTCGGCCTCGGCGTCTCCGCCGCGTACACCGAGAAGACCCTGCGCCAGCACGGCATCTGGGCCGAGGTGTGGCCTACCCAGAGCCCGAAGAAGCTGCTCGAACGGCTTCGCCATACCCATGCCCGCGCCGATGGCAGCGGCGACGTGCGGCCGACCCACGTGATCTTGGCCGCGCCGTGGATCCTCACCCACGACGTCGCGGTGATGGCCGCCGAGTTCCCCGAGGTGAGCTTCGTCGTGGTGAGCCATTCGAGCGTGGGCTTCCTGTCGGCGGATCCACACGCCATCCGGCTCCTGCGCGAGACCGCCGACCTCCAGCTCGCTACTCACAACGTGTTCGTCGGCGGCAACTCGAGCAAGTTCACGGCCTGGGCCACCGAGGCGTGGGGCGTTCGCGCCGTGTGGCTGCCGAACCTCTATTCACTGGAGGAGACGTTTCCGCACCACCATGTGCGCTGGCAGGGCGGCGCGCTGCGACTCGGGCTGTTCGGGGCGAACCGGCCGCTCAAGAACTTCCTGTCCAGCGCCGCGGCCGCGGTCGAGCTCGCGCGCCGGCTTCGCGTTCCGATCGAGCTGTTGCTGTCGTCGGGTCGCAACGAGGGCGGCAACTTCCGCGCGCTCGGGGAGATGACCGAGAACATCGCCAACCTGCGGGTGGTGTACGTAGATTGGCTGCAGTGGCCGGCGTTTCGTCGCCGGCTCCGTGCCGTCGACCTCGTGTTCCAGGTCAGCTACACCGAGACGTTCAACGTCGTCGCGGCCGACGCCATCGCCGAGGGTGTCCCGGTAGTGGCGAGCGAGGCGATCGACTGGGTGCCTCACTGGTGGCAGGCCAAGGCTGACGAGCCGCTCGACGTGGCGCGGGTAGCCGAGCGGCTGCTCCGCGATCCGGACGCGCCTCGTCATGGGCGCGAAGCGCTCCAGGCCTACGTCCAGCGAGGACTCGTCGGGTGGTTGCGGTTCCTGTGCCCGCTGGCGACGATCGGCTACGGCGCGGCCGCGCGGGCGGCGATGGACGACGCATGACGACAGGCGGCCTCTACCCCGCGGCCATCCACGCCGCCGAGGATCTGCTTCGAGACGTGTACCGGCTCGATGTCGCCAAGGCCTTGGACCCGCTGGACCACCGTGACTTTCTGGTCATAGTGCAGCGGCTCGGCCGCGCGCTCGCCGGCGTCTCGCGCGACGCCGAGGGCGCGGCGATGCGGCGGGCGCTCGCGACGCTCGACGTCGACTGGCCAAAACTCTCCCCGGGGGCGCGCGATCGGGTGATTCACGCCGCGCGGCAGGCGGTGCAGGGCGCCGCGGCCCAGGTGCTGCCGCGCGTCGACCACGTGTTCGAAGTCGAGTCGAAACGGATCGTGGCTGATTCCCGTCGGTCGGCGGTACGCCAGTTCGGGCTGCACATCGGAGCCAGCACGACGTCGACCGACGAGCGCATCGCCGCGTTTGTCCGCCGGAGCGAGAGCCATTTCGTCCGCGACCAGTACGGACGCAGGGCCGACGAGCTCGGCGAGCGGGCCCGCGACATCGTCGCGTCCGGGCTCGAGCGCGGGCTCGGCCGTGACGACATCGTCCGCGACCTGTCGTCCGCGCTGACCGCGAGCACCGGGCGCACCAAGGCGTACTGGGAGGTCGTTGCGACGAGCTTTGCCAACCGCGGGCGCACGTACACCCAGCTCGCCGCGTTCGACGAAGCCGGCATGGAGCGGTTCCGCTTCGAGGCGACACTCGATCAAGCCACAAGCAATATTTGTCGGTTCATGCACGGCCGCGTGTTCAGCGTTGCCCGCGCGATGCAGCGCTTCGAGGATGTGGAGCGGGCGAACGCGCCGGAGGCCATCACCGACCTGCAGCCCTGGATGCAGGTCGGCGCCGACGATGACGGCAACCAGGTGCTGTTCTTCAAGCGCGGCGGCCGCCGTCACCTCGTTGCCCACGTCGACGAATCAGCAGTCGGCCAGTCGGATCGAGTCGGGCGCTACTCGCGCGCGATGACGTCTGACCAGCTCGAGTCCGCAGGTGTCAGCGTGCCGCCACTGCACGGCAGGTGCAGGTCGACGATCGTCGTCGAGGAAGGCTGATGTTCGATGCCCGGCGATTTCATGAAGGCCCTCGCCGCGAACGACCTTGCGCGCCTCACGCTCGGGATCGAGCACGCCGTCAGCCACAGCTTTGCGACCGATCACGCCCGCATGACCGGCGCCGAGGTCCGCCGGCGGTTCGGCATCTGCGAGCGGCTGTTCCGCGAGCTGCGCGGCGACCTCGGCTGGGGTCTGGTCCGCGTGCTCGACCATCTCCCGGAGTACCTCCGCTGCGAGCTCGACGGAATGCCCTGGGAACCCGACCGCCGAACCTGCTGGATGCCCGGGGACGGGACATAGGCGTCGCGATGCGATGAGAACCGACAAGGAGAACGACGACATGGACATGACGATGCTGGACAACATCTCGACGGCGATCGAACAGGTCGTGAAGGACCTGCGCGCCCCGGCCGCCCCCATCACCCGAAAGCGGATGCCGCTCGACAAGTTCGTGGCCTACGCGCTGGCGCAGATCAGCAAGGCCGCCGAGGAGAAGCCGAGGCTGGCCAAGCGCCGGCTCTCAGCGCTCAAGCGAAGCGTCGACGGGGTGATCGCCACGGTCGCCAAGATGATCGCGGAGGACACCGAGAGCCAAACCGTCAGGGTCGAGGTGGAGACCGCGTTCGCGCCGACCGGGGACTCGCCGATCGACGGCCTCACGACGGCCGCTGACCAGAGCTCGACCGAGACGTCGATGGTGGGGAGCTCGCAGGCGACCGGCGGCAGCGTGTTCGCCGCGAAGATGAAGAAGACGCTGATCAAGCTGAAGGCGGATCTCGATGGGGCGCCGGACGCCAAGCCACGAAAGCCCACCAAGAAGACGGATGCCGCCGGCGAGCCCGGCGGAGAGGACCGCGGCCGCGCTGGTGCTGGCGACGCCGGTCATGGGGATCGCACCGCGGACGGCTGGCCCATGGATCTGAACACAGCAGCATTCCTCAAGGGCGACCGCGACGCCGAGGCGAAATTGACCTGGGGCGTTGATCCGGACGAAGTCGCCTCGCCGAAGACTCGATGAGCCCGCCTGTGCGAACGGCAACCCCATCCTCGATGGCCAACGCTGACCGACAGCAGCTCCAGCTACCTCACGTGCCTGTGGCGAAGGCTGAGGCAACGCCGGCGACGCCGGCGTCGCCCGTCGAGAAGACCATCTGGGGATCGCCGGCTGGCAAGAAGCGTCTTGCAAAGCGCCTGGTGAAGCTCATCCCCCCGCACAAGACGTACGTCGAGCCATTCGCCGGCAGCGCGGCCGTGTTCTTCGAGAAGCCCCCTGCCGATACCGAGGTGCTGAACGACGCCGATCCGGAGATCGCGGCCGCGTTCAAGGCGTTGACGACCCTGAGCGACCGCGAGCTCGCGGCGCTGAAGAAGAAGACCTGGACCGGCCGCCAACAAACGTTCGAGGCTCTCAAGAAGGCCAAGCCAAGCGGCAAGGTCGACAAGCTGCATCGCTTCCTCTACTTGTCCCACTTCGCCTATGGGGCACTCCGCGGCAAGAGCTACGACCACCACGCCGACGGAATCGAAGCCCGGACGATCAAGCGCATCGAGAAGCATCGGGATCGGCTCCGTGGCGTGAAGGTTCGTTCGGGCCACTACGTCGACACCGTGAAGGAGTTCGACGGGAAGGACGCCTTCTTCTTCTTGGACCCCCCGTACCCGGGCCACAATGTTCAGGTCGGTGAGGACCGGTTCGACGAAGCCGAATTCCGCAAGGTGCTCCAGGGCATCAAGGGGAAGTTCTTGGTCACCTACGGCACGCGCGGCAAGCTCGATACCTCGGGCTTCCAGGTCCGGAAGATCCGAACCCCGCGCACGATCTCCTCGATGCGCGGCGTCGGCGGGCCCAAGACCCTGCCGCAGCTCCTGATCGCGAACTACTCGATCGCGGAGAAGTCGCTCGGCCCGTACCCACTCGACGAGGTCCTGTCGACCCTCGAGCTCGATGACACCGCCGCGGCGGACCTCGAGTACACCCGGTTCCTCGTGAAGGCTCTCGCCGAGGAGGTACGACAACCGTCCATCGCGGCGCTCGTTCAGGTGCTCGACCAGCTGGAAGGCGTTGGCGGCGATCGGGCCGAGGCGCTCGCTCGAGGGCTCTTGCCGGTCGGCGATCGGCTCGCCGGGGCTATCGGCACCGCGGCACCGGCGATCGCTGGCGCGTTGCACGATGCCAGGTCGGCGATCGAGATGCTGGCGAAGTCGCAGCCGAGCCGGGCCCCCGCGGTCGCCAAGCAGGCTCACGACCGGCTCGCCAGCATCTTCGAGAAGCGCATCCCGCTGCTCAAGACCGGTGAAGAGCGGTACGTGCTCGGGATCGTGCTCGAGCCTGAGACCGTCGATGCGCAGCAGGACATCTACTCCGCCGCCGAAGTCCGCGAGGCCGCGCACACCTTCATGCAGAAGTACCGGAACGTCGGTCTCATGCACCAGGGCCTGGTGAATGAGAAGGTGAAGATCCTCGAGTCCTACCTGGCGCCGGTGGCTTTCACGCTCGATGGCACGCAGGTCCGGAAGGGGACCTGGCTCTTGGCCGAGCGCATCCTGGATGACGACCTCTGGGCGCAGATCAAAAGCGGTGAGCTGACCGGGCTCTCCATAGGAGGCAGTGCAGTGCGAAATCCAGAGTAGGACTAATGCTGAGCAGCCGATTCAAGCGTTAGGATTCGCTCATGACTGCCGCGGATCGCTCGGCATGAAAAGCGGGTACACCCATCCCCACCCGACCACGGAGGCATGGGATGAAGACACGATCGACCGATGCGTCTCAGGGCTCCCGGGAGCACCGAGTCGCGGCACAGTTTCACGTGAAACGGTGGCTTGACAGCTATATTCAAAAACAATACGGTGAGTCACACAAGTGCGCGATGCGCACTCGGGTCGTTGATGAGAATCAAGCCCCGGCGATGACCAGCACGGTCGCGCCGGGGCTTCTTGCGTCTGAGGAGCCATGGCGAATGAAGACACCACGAGGCAAGGGTCAGCAGACGAGGGGGCCGGTGTGCACCGGCTCCGCGACATCCTCGTCGAGGAAGTCTCGTTGGTCGATCGGGCTGCCAACAAGCGCCGGTTCCTCGTCGTGAAGCGGAGCGGCGAGATGCCCCAGGATGGCAAACGCGAGCGTCCGCGCAAGGCGGGTAAGCCGCCCGGTGTGGCGGCAGGACGTAGCGGCGCCAAGAAGAAACCGAAGGTGAAGCCCGGCCAGGCTGTCGACAAGGCGCGTCGCCGCGCCGCATCGGGTGGCGACGACGAGGACGAGACCGAGAAGGTCGACGACGAGGAAGAAGACGAGGACGAGACCGAGAAGGCCGACGACGAGGAAGAGGAAGAGGAGGACGAGGCCGAGAAGGCTGATGACGACGATGATGACGAAGACGACGAGGACGTCAAC